ATAGAGTTTTCCAGCCACACCTTTTCGGACTGTATAACTCCCTGATGGGGCAGTTTTTGGCACAACGCGAACCAGATTCCGAACAGAGTTTAATTCCTTGATGGATTTTAAAATCTCTTTTGAAATATCGTCCGGAACAGTATATCCACCGTCTTTATCACTTCCAGCAGACAAAGAGCGATTTTCTTTTAGAACACGCTGCATCATGCTTCTTTCTTCTTCGCCAAGGTCATGGCTACGTCCGGTCAGCACTTTAAACCAAGCATCCCGGTACTCTTTTGTAGCTGTTAAAATATCTCGCTGTTCGGGTTCTTCATCGGGCTTTCGTTCGAATTCTGGTACAAAGTTTCGTTCTTCACCCAATGCCGGCAGTTCCAAGCCACGCTCTTCTGACATAAGCTCGATTTGTTTTTGTAGCGCCTTGGCTTCATCAAGCATGCTGCGGGCTTCTTCCGACTTCCCTTCATTTAAAAGATTGGATGCCTCTTGTTTTTTCTGTGTGAATTTTTGTCTCAATTCACGTTCTTTTTTCGTCATAGCAACTGTCATTCGTATTTCCTCCTTGAATTTGGACATAAAAAATAGACCTAAATTGTCAGGTCTAAAAGTTCAAGCTCCATTTTTAATTTTTCCATTGGGGCAGCACGCATTTCTTTTAACTGCTCCACTTTAGCCAAGCTTCGTTCACTAACAACGGCCTCCGTATCGCTATATGCAGGTGTTGTGACCAGAGATATATCAAAGATTCTATCTATAGCATTGATTCGCCGTTCATAAACTCCTTCTTCATCATTATGCTGCCACTCATCCGGCTCTCCATTTCTGTAATCCAAAGAAAAAGCAAAAGAACACTGATTAACGACTCCGCTTCTAACATTCACCATTAAATCCTTCGCATACGACGTGTCTGTAGGGATAAAACGGAATTTGAGACCTATTGCATCTGTTTCTAGTTCAAGCCTCCCTACGTCCTCAGAAACGGTATTTCTCGCTAAGGGATAATCCTGGCGATGATTAAAAAGCGCGACTACGTTAGAAAGGTCTGTAGAATCCAGGGCGTTCCGGCTGATGATTTCTTTAAACCATCCTCCCAACGGCTCGGACCATTTTTCGAATTTCAAAGCGTATCCCTCAATAAAATGCCTTTTCTCTTCGCCTTCACCGGCAGAGCGTAACTCAATTTTCGTTGTCAGATGACGTACTTCCTTGTTCACTTTTGTTTTCACCCCCTTTAACTGATTTTGCTTTACTCATTTGATATTGCTCAAGCGTATCTAAGAACGTGTAATTGAGAGAAACAAGATGACGGTCTCCATTTTCTATGGCATTTCTCTCTTCTAATGCTCGGATTTCATTAATATTCAAACCGCTGATGCGTTCCATAATTTCGTAATACTCAGCCCTTGATTTTGCATCACCGCGTAATTCGCTATTAACATTAAATTTGGTATAGTACCCCTTTTTAATATCGTCATCGGTAAACAGCTTAGTAATGAACTCTTGTTCAAACGATACTAACCACGGCTGAAGTGTATTTTTTACATATTCAATAGACTGGTGTTCGATATTGCTAAACGTCGCCCGATCGAGCTCATTGATCTTATGCAAAGGAACTTTAAAAATAGAGGCAATTTGAGCCTTATTAAATTTCATTGATTCTACAAACTGTGCCTCTTGCAAAGGCATTGAAATTGATTGATAATCAAGCCCGGCATCAATAATGGCAATATTTCTCCCTGCATTTACCCTGTCCCATTCTCTCCTTGCTCGGTCCTTTGCGCCTTCCTCTAACAAGGTAGGCACTTTCAGAATGCCCCTGGGAGTAGCATCATTTTTATACAACTTCGCGTTAAATTTTGTAGCAGCTGATTGAGCTCCGACTTGCTCTCTTATAACGCCTATCGGACTTTTACCGTTAATCCCGTCCTCAGTCATGCCTTTAAAATGCAAGACCTCGTCAGCATACAATTCCACTCTTTTTGAATTAATGATGGTTTCATACCACAAAATTCCTGTATTTGGGTCCACATAGGGATGAGTATTGGCCGGATTTAATGGTAGCAAATCAGTAATAAAACCATTTTTATCAGGCTTTAAATACGAATATCCATTGCCCCAGGTACAAACATGGGTCATCATGAGCTTCTTCCAAGTGAAAGCAGTCATGTATTGATTCGGTTTTAGATAAAGTAATGAAGCAATTGGATGATGCATCCCGCTTTCGATATTTCCATTAACCTTCTGGAATGTATGAATCGAAAGTTTAGCAATATCATCGGATAAGACATTCACACAGGAAAACACATCAGGATGAACCAGTGCAGTTGCTTCGCTTACACGCTCACCGCTTGCTGTTTTGGAGCCGCCAAACATATCAACTATCCACTCTGGTGGATCAGCAAGGTTCCAGGGATCAGATGCATTTGATCTTTTTGAAAACAATCCTTCTAAAAACAATTAATCACCCCCTTTTCTTGCTCAAAAGTGCAGCATAAAACATAAAAAAGACACCCGTCAGAATAAGACCGATGTTTGCGTTTAAGCGATATGCGGCAGTCAGAACAAAAGCAGCTCCAATGATAAATAGAAAATCATTCAAAAAGAGTAGAAAGACCTTCAATATTTTCTTCACTCCTACACCACCTTTAGAAAGAGAAAGAAGCTGACTGAATATAAGCATTTAAATCAACTTCATTATTAATCTGAGAAGCGCGCACATACGCATTAATTAAAGCTGCTGCTGGATCAATACGCTGAGTAGATTTGGATTTATCAAGCATGATATTCTCCTGGGCGTCTACTTTTGTTACCGCATTACCCATCGCCCATGTTAACAAATCATTTTTAGGATGAATGACTTTTTTCGCCTTCACTTTAGCTCTAAAATCTTTTGTTGGTTCTGACAATGTCGCTACGCCCTGCCGTATCTCAACCATTGTGTATCCATCTGCTTCCATCTGTTGGGCAAACTGTGGCGTTATATGGGTCATATCCTATTTCCTTGATACGCCAGCCGTTTTCTTTCTCCATCTTCTTAATGTAGGCCCTGATATAGTCGTAATCAACAACGGCACCATCAGTGGTCGTTAACCATCCCTTTTTCTTCCACAAGTCATATGGGACGTTATCTGTCTTCATTCTTTCATGGAATGTATCCTCCGGCATAAATCCATGACTTTCCACAGCGAAACCGCCATTATCTAACGGAAAAATAAAAGATGCTGCCGTTAAATCGATTGTTTTTGATAAGTCAATGCCGACATAACACTCTCGGTTTTTCAAATCCGGGATTTCATCAGAACCGCAATCTGTCCATGCCTGCATATCCATATATCCGTTCTCCCGCATGTTAACCCAGATATTCATGTTCTTTGTCATGAAATTCCTCATTTTCTCCGGGACGGCAAGCGCGACCTCCAACTCTCCGCGCAAATAATTCAATCCATGCTCATTGGCAGCGACAATTGGATTAGCTTTAATCCAGTTCTTTTCGTCTTTGACGTCATCACCTTTATCAAGCTCATTGATCATCACAAAATACTGGTCATTTTGTTCGACCTTATTCGGATCCAATATGCGAGACACATAATCATATTCAACACGATAAGCAGGGTTATTCAATTCAAATCCGGCTGTAGTAATAATCAGCATCAATGGTTGGGCACGAGCAGCCATACCGGAAGCCAAGACATCATAAATCTCTGAAGTTTTATGAGCATGGTATTCATCGATAATGCCACATTGAGGGTTAAAACCATCCCCTGTTTTGCCAGCATCCTTGGAAAGCGCCTCGATTTTAGATTGAGTTTTTGGATGCTCGATTTTTCCATATGCAATTCGATATTTTTTCTCCGGCTTGTTCAAAAGGTCAGCTTGCATAATCTGTGCCTTAATTTCGTTCCAACATATTTTTGCTTGTTCCGTTTTTGTGGCACCAATGTAAACCTCGGACATATATTCATCGTTTGCCATTGCCTCATAAGAACCGACACAAGCCAGGCTCTGCGTTTTGGTGTTTTTACGGCCTACCTGCCAATAGACTTTTTTAAATCGGCGATAGCCGGTATCCTTATGCACCCAGCCGTACACATTGCCAAAGATGAATATTTGAATAGGCTCAGGCACAATGTTTTCACCCTGCAAAGGGCCTTTCGTATGTTTAAATTGGGTCATCCAGTAAAGAAACCGGCGGGCTTTTTCATCATCAAACACATAAGGAAACTCTCTTGTGCCTTCCCGACTCACATCATTTAAAAAACGCTCGCAGGCCCAAATGTGTTTTTCACA